CGGTAAATAATACTTTGCTTTTGTTTTTTCTATTGTTGTCTTTACATTGTTTCTAAGTGTAAGCAAATTATCTTCTAATATTTTTATTTTTTCTTGTTCTGTTTTATTATTAAATAGCAGAGGATAACCAGAAGCTCCACCTGCAAAACTACTTGCATACACTGTGATGTTATCAGGCAAGCCACCATTATTTAGATTATTACTATCTACAGAAGTAAGAAATTTAAAATTATGATATCCCATAAGCAAACCGCTATCATCTCTATCGTCACCAGATGGATAAATTTTAAATACAGAATCTTTAACTGTATGAGTTACACAAAAATCCAAAGGTATAAAATTATAAAAACCTAAATTTCGTAATGGTCTTTCTACAGATTTTGTTTCAAAATTAGGTATAAGCATAGGAATATCTTTGCGGATATATTCCAATGTATTCTCATTAAGATGGTCATTATGATTATGACTAATATATATAAAATCAACATCATTAACTATTTCAACCCAATTCTCAGGTGGCACTAATGCAGGTTGCCACCCATCACAGAAAGCACCTCCGACTAACCAGGGGTCTGTCACAAACTTTAATTTTGGTGTTTCTATTAACAGACACGCATGACCTAATAATGTGATTGTAACTTTCATATTAATTTCCCTTGATCTGGATTTTCAGTTAAAGGTTTCCAGGTGATATCTGCTAACTGATATGACCCTTTATATTTGGATTGATGCACTTTCCCATGAGGCAATACCCACTTTAATTCTTTTGGTGTAAGTCTCATTTTCTGACCATTGTGACTAATTTCCAAACCGCCAAGTCTCTTAGCTTTTTCTAGCTCATAATCCCTTATTGAGACTTTAGTGCCTTGCCAGAGCTTCTTAACATTCTTCTTCAACATTTTATTCTTTCCTTAATTTTTGTATTATTTCATTAAACTCACCCATAGGTGATGGAATACTATTCTCAAGTTCTTGTTCGTGAATATGATCTTCGTTACGTTCTATCCAAATATTTAATTTTCTCTTTTTAATAAGTCTTTGTAAAAGTTTATGTCTTAATTTTTCTTCTTTTATTTCTGAGAAGCGTAGGTTTTTAAGCTCACTATAACTATCAAGAAGTTTTTCGCATCTCTTTATCTCACCAGAAATATCCTCCCCAAAAATATTTTTATTTTCTTCAAGAAGATTCTGGATTCCTGCAATTACTTCTTCTAGTGTTTGATTGTCTATTACTATTTTAACCATTTCTTATCACTCTCTCCCTTCATTGATTGCAATAATACAAGCGTTTAAACACTCTCTGTTCTTGTATAGTTTTTCTGCTAACGCAACAGGGTCTTTAATACCATGTTCCGTAAAGAATTTTGTTTCATTTCCCCTATTATGCAGTTCCTTATGTTTAGCATCTGTCATAGGCAAGATATGATTGTCTCCAGAACGTCTATATCCCCTCCTAGAAGGCGATCTTAACAAATGGTGGACAACTATCTCAGATTGTTGATTTGTGCAAACACAGGGCAATCTATGGGCTTTTCTGACCCATTTACGGTCTTTTATAATCATAACATTTGGTACACTTCTGCTAGAAGTGACTCCTTATCCATGTCTGGTATTATAGTCTTAATAATAAGATTTACTGCACGATCAAAAAACTCATTAAATTCTGGTTGTTTCATATTTTCAAAACTAATTGATTTTGGGACATAACAGACATTTCCATCCTTCATTGGGTATTCATCTGCATGACCAATCCCTATTTTAATGGCAGTAATCATAGATTCTAAGTTTTCATAGCGTTCTTGGTTTTCAAACACTTTCCGCATAAGTGCATAAAATAACCTATGATGCTTCAAGTTACGTGGCTGTTTAAGTTCACAGACCACGTAACCATCCGCAAGCCTCTGAAGTGCCTCTAGTGAGGCATCATCTGAAGGGTAGAGGCTCATACCTTTCTTTTTAAGAATTATCTTCACCAGGGAATATCATCATCTTTTTTAGCGTTTTCCCATTCCTGATTAGGGTCTCTTGATGGTGCATTGAAGTCTGTTTTGGGTTCAGGTTTCCAAGTGGATGTTTTCAAGCTAATCCTTGCTTTCTCGCCATCCTGCCATCCTGCTAAATTAAGTATTGGTGGCTCATTGTGTTTTTTGCGATCATCTATCAACATTTTTAGCACATCATCATCAACAACAATCTTACCTTTCCAATTTGGTTTACTTGTACCCAAACTGTCATCTTGGTGGAATAAACTTCCTGTATTGGGCTTATGTTTAAACTTGCTCATTCTAATTTCCTTTTCGCTATTTATTAATATTTGGTCGAGAGTTTTTAAAGTCATCTGCCTCTATTTCACTGTAAACATCACCACTACATCCTATGAGTTTAAGGACACATCTATCTACTGCCCTCTTTTCAGCCATAGCAACAGGGTAGGCATTTTTATTATTGTAAGGTGTTGCTTCTCCTGTCGTCTGGTACGTTCTATCACCATAATGACCACGAACACTTACTACTGCTATTTTCTTTTCTGAATTTAATTCGTGAAAAACAAAGTCATCAAAAGTAATATTCAAATGCTCTACAATCTTTTCAATGGCTTTGTGTAGTATAACAGGTGTTCCATGACAATCCCATGTAGCACTCTGTTTAGTTTCTCCGATTGATTTTAAAAGTTCAATCATCTTTTCTGGAATTTCTCTACTCACTACCATCTCCCTTAATTAATGCTTTGTCTGTAAACACCATATCTAAGATTATACTCAGTTTGTCTGCCATGTTGTCCTCGTCTAAAATGTAACAAAGTTTTCTTAAATCTTCTTCATTAAGCCTTCTAATTTGCTCTGCAATAGCAGGAACACTTAGTTGTGCAAATTCTAGTGGATTAGTCATTAATCTTAACCTCTTTCTCTATTTGCATTAATGTTTTAATCAGTACCATTTTATTGTCATAATCTAAATCTTGGGCAATCAACATGGCACATAATTGTTTAATTTCGGCTGTTGTAAACCACTTAGTTATATGAGTGAATTGATCTATTACCCTACTATCCATTAGTCATCTCCTTCATTGTGACCCTTCCTGTTTTACCTATATTTACCTGAACACCACCCCCTATAACGGTTTTAGCGTCATTGGGAATAAGATTTTTAAGTTCTTTTTTGCTCGTAATGTGAAGATCATGTTGTTCTTTTGACATAACATAATTGACAGAATGATTAACCCACTCATTATTGGTGGAGTAATCGTAGTCTTTGCGTTGATCTAACGGAATAAATTGAGGTGCAGTTACATCATCAACAATAGGCTCATCATTAATAATGTGTCTTTCATACCAGGCATCCACCTTGCTGACCATCTCAGCTATATATTCTTCATTTCTTTCGACATAAGTAACACTATCAGGCAACCTATAATCATTTCCATAGATAACAGATAGAATAACTCTTGGGTAGCCTGTCACATATAGTTGCCATTGTAATTGAGGGTAATATGTATCATGTACCTTATCGACTGAATTGAAACTGCTTGTATGTTTACATTCCACAATGGTTGATACATCAGCACCGACAACCACTCCATCAGGACTAGCGGTGTGTAGTGGATTATCAGGGTGTACGAAAGGTTCTATATTTTTAATTTTGATATATAGCTCTTTTTCTAAGAAGAGCTTGTTTAAACACTCTGTCCACGTTCCCATCATTACTCTAGGATTGTTTTCGATTTCTGCAATTTCTTCTGGTGTTTGTGTTTGGGTTATTGTTTTGTATGCCCTTATCTGATCTTCTGGTGAACCAAGAATACCTCTAATTGTTGAAGCTGTTACTTTACCTAGTCGTGCAGGGTCATTCGCTATGTTATTGGCGAGTGCTTGCTGACAGTCATTAGGTGTGTACTCGATAATTGATTTACTCATTGTTTGCCTCCTCTGCATAGGCACAAAATAAAAAATTATAACTTTTGTTTGGATTTAAGTTTAACTCAGGGAAATGCTCTTCCATCAAACAAAGAAGGTTTGTTTTAGAGTCCCAGTCATCTCCAACCCATGCCATTCCTTTCTTGGTTGGCAACATATCCCACTTCTTTTTTTCTAACTCTTTTATTTGGTTCTTCGTTAAAAAATTACTCATGGTTTGCCTCCTTTAAAAAAGGTTTTAATGAGTCAGGGTCATCACACATATCGTAAACATTTTTAGGGCAGAAATACCCTGCATCATAAAGTCTTTTGCCTCTTTTCATCAAAGATTTATACTTTTGTTTCGCCTCATAATCATTAAGTTCACCATCCTCATATAGCCCTTCAGGAGCTAATGAATGGCATATTTCCTCCCATTTTTCTCTAGTAAAAATTTCCTTTTCTGTTTCACTCATCATTTGTCTCATTTCCAAATTTTCCCTTCAAAAAAATTTATTGATTTGTATGTTATACAATGGTACATAATGCAAGTCAACAATTAAAGGATAATAAAATGAATAGAAAATGCGAATGGGCTAAAGCCATTGTCGAAGATATAGGAGATGGAAGTTTTGCCAAAGGCAATCAAAAAATACAAGATCGTTTTGGCATTAATGAGAGCCAAGTCTATAGATGGGCTACACCTAAAGGTAAAACAGGAGGGAGTGGTGGAATACCCGATCATTGGGTTTGGATAATGTTAGAGTGGCACTCGCAGGAATATCCAGACAAAAATTATTTTAATGATGTAGATTTAATTAAAGAATTAATAAAGCCAGATCATGTCAAATAAACGCAAGCAAAAGGGCGATAGGTTTGAACGAGAGATAAACGAGATGTTTAAACGTCATGGTTTTGATAGCAAAAAAGTACCGCTATCAGGTGCAACTTGGTTAAAAGGTGATTTAATTACGAAGATTCATGGCAAAACAAAAACCATTGAGTGCAAAGTTAGAGCTAAAGGATTTAAACAAATCTATGAGTATCTTGAGGGTAACGACTTTGTAGTCGCTAAATCAGACCGTAATGTACCCTTAATCATCACTAGACTGAACACAGACTTTTTTAATTTGATAAAAGGTGCGGAAAATGGATGCAACCAACAATTATCTTCAACTGAAGAAGAGAGCAATTAGCAAGTTTAATATTCCTAGTGTTTTAGCCTTGCTTGGCAACAGGCAAGACAAATCTATTGTGACTGCCAGATTATATTGCTATCAAAAATTATGGAATATAGGCAAATCACATGGAGAAATAGGTAAGATAATGAACAAAGAAAGGACAACTGTACTTAGAGCTTTGAAGGGAGCAACTAATGGCAAAAATTAGATATGTGAAATTTAATCCAGATGAATTTCTGGTTGGAACTTTGGGTTTAAACTGTTCAGAGGTAGGTGTGTATATACAGGCAATTTGCCTAATGTATTCTTCTGGTGGTGGAATATTGCCAACAGACGAAAGATTGATGAGATCATTAAATTCAAAACCTAACATAATCAGAAAGCATTTATTGTCACTTGTGAGCAAAAATAAACTTGAATTTGATGGTAAGCATTTGGTGAATACTCGAGTACTAAACGAACTCCAAAGGGTCAATAAACGATTAGCAAACGGAATACAAACGGAGAGTAAACGGATAGTAAAAGATAGTGAAAATGAATTAAATCAATCACTTACAAATTCACATACAATAGACAATAACACTAATCACAATACAAAAACTAACAATACAAAGAAAAGTGTTAAAAAGAAGAAAACTTTAAGGCAGGATTTAGATAAGGATATTGAAGATAACTTTGGTACAATTTGGAAACTTTGGAGAAAAAAAACAGGCAAAAGTGTTGCGTTGTTAGCCTACAGAAAATGTTTACAAAAAAGCTCGCATGATGTAATCCTCAATGGAGTTAATCAATATAATTTTCAAAATGCGGAAACTGAGCAAAAATATATACTGATGCTATCAACTTTCTTAAACCAGGAAAGGTACAATGATTATGATAATCCGCTTGCAAGCAAAGATAAAATCCCAAAAATGTGCGAATGGGAAAGGCGAGTCTCTCACTTTTCCAAATCTGGGTATTGGTCAGCAAACTATGGTGGTAAGCCAACAGAAGTTAATAAATGCGAAGCTCCAAAGGATATTTTAGAAAAGTATGGCTATTTACAAAGCAATTCAAATCCAAAAGAAGAGAAGCCAGCAAAAGAAAAAACTTGAGATGAAACAGTTTATCCAAAGAGCTTTGGCAAGAAAAAAACAGGCAAATATTGAAGCAAACTTACCTGAAGATATACTGGGGTTAGGATTATCCACAAAAAAAATAAATAGAATTGAGTATGATATATGTCGATCATATGAAAACATTTATAATTCTGTATGGAATCCAAACATAAAGGCATCAAATTTTAACGAAAATCCAAAGGGGGAAATGCAAGAAGAAACACTTGCATTATTAAAATCCAAACTTGATCTAATGGATAGATTATTGGGGGGAAATAGGCACAAGGTCGTCAATGTAATTGTATATGGTCAACCGCCTAAATTTGGGTGGGAAAAATTTAAAAAATATATAAGCCCTCTCGCCAGGGTATGAGGGTGTTTAAACACCCTCTTTTATCACCCTAGTTATTAAATCTTTTGCTTGGTCTAAAGGCATAGGCTTAGAGTTCAGTCCTTTAGGTAAATTATTGTGTATTACAATAAATTTTCCAGAACGATAGCCACCTACTTCTTTGATATATCCATCTGGATGTTGTTGCCCTTCAACATGAACATGAAAGCCTATTGGTGATTTGTTAAACCAGACATACTTGCAATTGTCACTCATCGTTTGTCTCCTGTCTTCTCTTCCTTCTCTCGCCTTCCTTCGTTAATATCTTCTTGGGCATACGCATGTCCAACCCCTTCAAAATCCTCAAGCACCTCTAATGTGTCCGCATCTTCTCGGTACACTTCATACCACCCACAGTTAAAACACCCTGTAATACTTCCTATCTCATCATCCTCAAAAGTTTCATGATATGCATTGGTCGAGCCACAGTTTGTGCATGTTGCATCACTTGTCATGCTACTCATCAGCGTCCTCCTCTTTATTTGAAATCACAAGGTAAAAACCAGAAAAAGCAACAATAAACCCCAGTAAGAGTAATAACATTTTAATTAATAGGCTTGCTGTCATCAATTCTGGTGACTCGCCAAAATATTGATAATCCTTGCTTGCAATAAATAACATTCCTGCAAAAGCAAAGCAGATAATTCCTAGTACTTCCTTCATTATACTAACTCCCCATCTTCGTTAAATTCGTATTGATTACACTCAATATGATCTAAAAAATACTCTTTAGAATAATAATCACGATTGTCAGCAAACCAAAGGTCAAACATTTTTTCTTGAATTTCTAGGACAAAATCATTAAATGACCATTCACATAAATATTGATATTTTTCCTGATCTAAAAGTTCCAGAGTAAATGTTTTAAGGTTTTCGCAAATCCAATAAGAAGAACCATAATTTGTAACAATATTTCTACATTCTGTATTATCCATCTGAGAATTAGGTTTAAGTTTAATGTAACATGACTTATCTTGATGTTCTGAATTTGACAAAGAAAAATCAATAGACATTTTTAATGCTTTAGCAAACTTTTTAAAACTATATATATTTTCATCTGCATTTAAGTTTATATTATCAGGATTTTCTATCCAAAATTTATGATAAATTTTATCACATAACTCATCATTTTTTTTCAAGTCGTCAAAATTGTAAACTTCTATTTCTAATTTTCTACTCATCATAAAACCCCCTTCAAAGGTTATTTAAAAAAAAATGAAGTATTTCGTAATACTTCTAGGAATAGCTCCTTAAAGCTACTCTTAGAAATATTAAAAGGGGAAGCGTTTAAACACTCCCCCCTTTAAACTACTGTTTTTGTATTAGTGATATTAATAAATACCAACTAACAAAAAGATACAATAAAACCCACAACATAAAAAACTCCTTAATTCAAATCAACTAAAGTATATTCACCACTATTTATTTTTTTAAGTGTTTCAGCTTTTTTTTCATTTAAAAAAATGTTTCTATATTTTCCAGTAGTCGTTGAATAATCCCAATTATTTAAATCAAGATAAATTTTCTTCTCGCCATTTTCTAAAACAAATCTCATAGCAATCATCGTGTCGTAAGACTGAAAAAAAGCAAAATCATTACCTTCTACAAAAGTATTATTTCCCTTTGTCGTGACTTTTGTCCCAGCAAAATCTTGGACTAACATAAAAACCCCCTTCATGAGTTAAAATTAATAATATGAAGTATTTAATACTTCTTAGAATCTCATCTTAATGAGACTCAAAGAAATATTAAGGGGAAGCGTTTAAACACTCCCCCTCCTCCCTTCGTTATTAGTTAAACTGTTATAAGTGTACCATCTTCACAAGCCAGACAGTCTGGTGCGTAGTCATATTCGAGCATTTTATCTATGTTAGATTGCGAAGCCCTAAAGCTCCAACCACAAGAACGACAATAAACTTTCTTCATTCGTGTTGATTGTTTCTTGCGATCTTTAAAGTTCATAGCTTCATGGGGATATTCACCAAGCTCTTGAATTATAGCATTTATCTTAACTGTTAGCTCTTCCCCTGCACATGCTGTAGTCATTTTGGTTGAACCATCAAGACCAACAGCAAGGGCTATATCTTTGAACCCTTTAGCATGACCTGATTGGCAATTATCGACAGCGTGAACAAGTTCGTGAGCTAATGTATCAACCGCTACGAAACTATCATCTACAGTGGTAGAAATTTGAATTTCATTATAGCCAGCATTTGAACTTGATCTAGCCCAACATTGACCCAGCGTCTTTTTTTGTGATGCAGAACCGCCAGAAACCAAAGAACAAGAAACCTTCGTTATATCAATGTTGATTTTATGTCCTACTGGTGTAAATACTCGATCATTTAGCATAATCATAGCTTTATATAAATAATCTTCTCTAGTCATTTGTATTTCCCTTTTTTGGTTAAAATTAAAACATACTCAATAAAGAAAGCGTTTAAACGCTTCCTTGATAGAATATGTTAAAGGGGGGTTTCTGGGTATGATCGTCAATCTGGGGAACCTCTGGAGATAAGAGTTTAAAAGATCATTTTATTACCTCATTTGATGACCTTGTATGAGTGTATTATACATATACTTGCATCTAATACAAGTATAAAAATGAATTTAATTAGCATTGTTTAAACATTTATTTCTGGTGTTCATGTATCGAACGCAAGGCGGTTAAACCCCTTGATTACTCCCATTTTCTTAATTTGTTTATATATAGGTATATAAATAATTGTTGTATATACATGAAATGTTGAATTATATTAAATTCGTGTTTAAACGTGTTTTAAGCTGTCTCTCTCAACTTATCGTTTTTCTGGTATGATTGCACATAGAAGCGTTGATTCGTTAAATCTGAGGGCAGACAAAAGGAGTACAAGCGTTCACGTTTTGTTCCCCTTATGTTCTTGTAAAGGAACAAGCGTTCTTGTTTTGTTCTTTTGAGGAACATATCGAGAACACCTGTTCACGTTTTGTTCTTTTTGCTTTGTTCTTCTTATGTTCTATAGCAAGCTATTGTAATATTATTATATAGCAAGCTATTGAAATTTAATTACTGAGTAAGCTATGGTTTTGTGATTTGAGTGACCCCCCACCACCCAAATAATTTTATGGGGGTTATTATTATAGTACTTAGATCACCCATCCAAAAATATCTCAATAAAAATGAAGCAAATAAAAGTTAGTTGCAGAAAATGTCGGAGGATAAAGAGGGAGTCGAACCCTTTATTTTTTTGGCTAAAAGCCTAGTGTTTATAAAAATATACCCTAACTACTCAACACACTACTCAACACAAGATAATAATATTTTCTTGCGTTACTTGTATTTTTGTGCTAATGCGGAAAACGTCAAGGTAACACTCTTGACTACTCATACTACTCATTTAGTACTTCCTTCGTGTAGAGGAACTCATCACTTCTCTACACATAGGACTGGGGTTTCATGGATATAGTTGAAAAAGAGTGGGAAGCACGCAAGGAGCATGGTTTACCGCCTTATCATGCAGTCGATCAAACAGATATAGGGTTTATCTATCATCAGCCACGTTTAGATGGTGATGTTCGCTATGATGAAGGCACAATAGCCTTTTTAAATGGTGATTTTGATGTTATGCGTTCCCATTGGAAGCATGAGAAAGATATTAGAGGTGTTTTTACAGATACTACGCCTTTGTATCTTGGGTATAGCCTACCCCATGTCACCGAAATAAGACCCACCCCCAAAGGGTTTGTGGCATATTTATTTTGTGATGGTGTATATTTTAGGAAGTTTGGTGCAAAGCTATTAGCCTCTCTTGGAAATGGCTGTCATGTGCATATTATGGATGGTCCTGCACAGTTTGTTGAGCAGGTCATAGATGAGCTTGGGCTAGACACTGGACTAACGGTAGAACAGCCTGAAGCTAATGCGGAATATTATCACAGCATACGGTTTATCCGTTGGTATGAGTTTATGAAAAAAACAGGTGAATATTCTTGCTTGTTAGATGTTGATGCACTTGCACACCGCCCTTTTAAAGAGCTTCCACAGGTGGAAATCGGCATGAGATTAAGACCTGCACGATTAGAACCCTGGAATGTCTGTAATGCCTCTGTATGCATAGGAAAAGCCAATACATATTGGAAAGGGGTCGCAGATTATATCTATCATCTGTATAAAACAGATAAAATGATATGGCAGATAGACCAAGCAGCACTATGGGCAGTCTGGCAAAAACAACACCCCAAAATACACACACTTGGGGAAGAAGAAGTCTCTTACGAGTATGGTGATAACAGCATTATCTGGTGTAATTCTGGCAAGAATAAATGGCAGGAAAGTGACCCCACCCGACAAAAATACAGGGATAAGTTTAATAGGATTGTTGTTACACCGAGAGAAAGAATAAACAAAGAGTTAAACGACCTTGAGGCAAAAGCAAAGAATGAGCTGAAAAGCCTTAATCTTAAGGAGGCAGAACGTCTGTACCTTCGTTTATTAAGACGGTGTTTTGAAAATCTGCCACAAAAAAAGGTTAAAACGGAAACTGTTGAAAAGCAGGAAAGAAGAGTTGAAAAAATACTTTATTTGCCTGTTGAGGTGTCAGCAAGAGAATTAGCCTCAAGAGAATGGCTTGCTAAACAGATGAAAGGATGGAAGGTTGTTATTGGTAATAGATGGCAGATGCAGAACTGGCATGACCTTCCACCTGGAGTTATATTATGGAAATCCGCTAATACACAGGATGTAGGCGTATTTACAGATGCAATAAATGCAGGGCATTTAATAACCCTGATGGATGAAGAGCTTTTTCCTATGCAACCCCTTATGGAGTTGTATAAACCAAGTGTTGATGAAAGATGTCTTGATTATGCAGATATGATATTTGCACACTCAGACGAGCAGAAACAATTATTTGAGCAATTAACACAAACGCCTGTAGAGATAACAGGCAACCCACGAAGTATTTTGGCAACAAAAATCAAGGGAGGTAATCGTAATGTTCTTTGCACTATGGTTGGAACACTCAATAACTTTGGTCGTACTTTTAACGATATGGTTATAGGCACAGTCCGATTACTCGGAGGTGTGTCAGAAGAAGTTTTTGATTTTCTTGCTTATCAGATATCCCATGAAATACAGGGGTATGGGCTAACACGAAAAGCTATAGATGAGCTTGAAAACCCACTTATACGGTGTCACCCAAGTGAAGATATGTCCTTTTGGGAAGGATTTGGTGAATTAGACGACAGAACACCGTTTTTAGAAAGATTAGAAGATTCCAGATGTATAATTCATGTCTCTGGTTGTGGCACAGGCTTGGAAGCCTCTTTAGCAGGTATTCCGACCGTCAGGCTTGGTGAAGGTGGACATGGATTATCAGCTAGAATTGGGCAGGGTATAACTGAAAACATCAAAGAAGCTGCCGTTTCTGCACAAACCCCAACTGTGCCTGAGTTTGCAGATGTTACTTTGCCCAATACGATTATGAAATTGCAGGAAAAACACAGTTTTAAATGTAATTTTGATTTAAAAAAGGCATATGATTTAATACCGTTTAAACCATTGGAGTTTCATCAGAATAAGTTTCCAAAAGACCCTGATGGAGAGCTTATTGGTTGGAGAACTGTTTTATGTCAACCGTAACACTTGAAACCCTTGCTAAAACCAATTTAAAGGAGACAAGTTTACAGAAAAAAGGTCAGGGAAGGCTTTTATTCTGGGAAATGGTTGAAAGAACACGAAAGGTTATGAAACGTAACCTTCCTGATATTTTTGAGTATCAAAACACAGGAAAAGGAACACTTTTGATTTGCGGAGGTGGTCCGAGTTTAGCAGACGAGTTAAAAACTATTCGTAAACTGTCTAAAAAGGCAAAAATACTAGCGTGTAACAAAACACACGATTATTTGATGGGTCGTAAGATAAAACCTGACTATGCTTGCCTTTTAGACCCTAAAGAATGGGTTAAAGATTATGTTCAGAACCCCCATAGAAAGGGCAAATATCTGGTGGCAGGTCAATGTCATCCGAAGGTATTCGATAATCTCAAAGGCTCGGAGGTTATACTCTGGCATGCAGGAGTTGATTACTTTGGTGAAGAATACCCAAGTAAAATTCTCTATGAGGAGTTTCGTAACAGGGCTTGGAAAGTTGTCCCTGGTCCTACTACAGTTGGCTTGCGGTCTGTCCTCGTGGGTTATTTGCTTGGTTATAGGGATTTTAGGCTCTTTGGTTTTGACAGTTCTCTCAGGGAGGACAAGGCTCATGCTTATAATAAACCAAAACCCCCTGATGCTCGAGAAGGAGAGGTAGCTTTAAAATCCAAGCTCGGTAAGGAAATATTTAAAACAAACAGTCATATGGCAAAACAATGTCTTGATTTTGAAGCATTATTAGAAAAAATCGGAGAATTAATACAAATGAAAGCATTTGACCCAATAAATATACAGGTTTATGGCGAAGGGTTACTTCCTAGCTTGGCAGCAGGGTATGGACTCCATGCAGATGCAGAAATGAACCTAAAATGGTGTGGTAAGGAAGCAGCATGAGAGGGCAACCACCATACGAACCAAACGATAAACAAAGACAAGATGTTATTTACTTAGCAAGTTTAGGTTATAAACCTACAGCAATTGCTAAAATGATTATTAATGAAAAAACAAATAAACCTATTTCATTACAAACTTTAAAAAAAAATTACTCTTATGAAATGGAAACAGGTAAGCAAAAAGTAGATTTTGAAGTTGGAAAAACAATTATTGAAGCTGCTAAATCTGGTGAAAGTTTACAAGCAAGTATTTGGTATTCAAAAGCTCGTATGGGATGGTCTGAAAATATAGATCACGAAGTAAAAGGTGATGTAAAAATTCAAGTCATAGCTGATTTTGGTCAAAATGACTCAAAACATATTGAAGATAATGCAAAGGTCATTGACGTTGAACACATTGAAGGTTGATATAAATTATAGTGCAAGAGAAGTTTTTAAACCTTTTCATAACAGAAAACAAAGGTACGGAGTTATTGTTGCACACAGGCGAGCAGGTAAAACAGTAGCGTGTGTAACTGAGTTAATTAGAAAAGCAATAGAAACAAAAAAAGATAAAGCACGTTTTAGCTATGTTGCACCTCATTACAACATGGCAAAAGATATAGCGTGGGATTATTTAAAAAGTTATTCATCTCCAATATTAAAAAAAGTTGGAGGAACAATAAATGAAGCAGAATTACGCATAGACTACCATAATGGAGCAAGAATTAGGCTTTATGGTGCTGATAATGTTAATAGATTGCGTGGAATTTACCATGATGGCATTATTTTAGACGAATATGCAGATATGAACCCTAATATTTGGGAAGTTATACGCCCTGCTTTGTCAGATCGTAAAGGATGGTGTGTTTGGATAGGTACACCAAGAGGGCATAACGATTTTTATAAGGTGTATGAACAAGCAGTTACAGATGGTTGGTTTCATACAACTTTAAAAGCAAGTAAAACAAACATACTTGATTCAAAAGAGCTAGAATCTGCTGAACATGACCTTACTGAAGATCAATAT